GACGAAGATAATAACGGAGCAGGAGGTTAAGAATTGGACCGACATTAGCAATAACGTACAAAGTAGTAGTTTAGCTTTTGCTATAACTATTAGTCAAGATTTATACGTTAGAACTGCTTTAGGGGAAAAGCTTTACGAGGAGCTAGTAGGTCAAGTAGCTAATAATACTTTAACTGCTTTAAATACTACCTTACTTAACGGAAACGATAGACTTTTTAGAGGTATTAAGCCCGGGTTAGCTTGGTGGATAGCTTACGAGTCCTATACTTACTTACATTCTAAGATTAGCCCTACCGGTATTCAGTCTAAAAGTACTGACCAAGCTACTAGTATAGATTCTAGGTCTTTAGAGATACGTAAGAATATGGCTAAGAAAAAAGCGGAGTATTATATCGACCAGCTTATTTGCTATTTAAGAGATAACGAGAATGACTACCCTTTATTTAGAGATTCAGATTCTTGTTGTACTAATATCGCTTACGACGGTTACGGTAATAGCGGTTTAATACTAGACGATGAAGACGATATAAACTATTATAGAAGAGATAACGACGGATTTAAAGAATTATAAAATATGGCTATACTATCACAAGAGGGAGATAAACTAAAGATAGTTAACGGAGGTACTCGATACTATAACTTAGACGATGTTAGTTATTATCATAATAACGTAATGTTAGAAGTAACCGTTAACGGATTAGTTAAAGAGTCTTTAAAGTATACCGATATAACTTTACCGATTTCTACTAGTTTAGACGATTTAGTAACTGCGTTAAATAACTATACTAAAGAATTAAGCGTTAACGTAACTAACTCTACAGACGTTTCTAACGTAGAGAATAATACTTATGCGACTAAAGAGATGGTAAAAACTCTTTATTCTCAATTAGAAGATATAAAAGACTTATTAAAATTAATTTTATCATAATATGGAAATAAATATTCAAGACGGTGGATCAAGCGGAAGAAAAGCGACAGTATCCAGTTTTAACAGATTAAACGTATCAGCGAAAACTCAACCAAGAATCTTTTACGCTTCAAGAGATGAGGGACTTTCTTTTAACGTCATATCAGACGTTACCTCTGCGACTGCTGGGGATTATGTATTGTATATCAAGAACACTTCTTCTACTCGAAATATGTTTGTTCAACATATAGAATTTCACTCTGTTAATGCTGTAAAGTGGAAAGTTTGGAAAGTAACGGGGACTGCTTCGGGTACAGACGTTTTACCAGGAAACTTAAATCTAGGTTCAGGTATTCCATCAGAAACGGAAACTAAAGGAGATGGAGCGGTAACTGGATTAACAATAGATTATCAAGTAGGAATCCATAGAACAGAAGCCGGAGGAGAAGGAGAAATGGACTATACAGATGCTCTAATTTTAACTCCTGGGACATCTATCGCAATTGAGTATGATTCAGGAACTACTGGAGGTTGTGAAGTAGATTGTTTCTATCATTTCGAGGACTTAAAAGCTGGTTAATGATTCATACAAGAATAGTAGGAGCTGACGGAAAACCTTTAAAAGTTAATGGGGAGGGAGAAATTGCTGTAACTATACATCAGCACCCTCCCGATAACGAAGAGGTAATCGCTTTACCTTTTAGACAGTACTTCACAGATAGTGGACTTTCAACGGGTAGTAACATTATGGCAGTAAATGGCTCTACTACTTCTCAAGATTTTTATATCTCGGCTAACCCTAATTTCGATATTTATATTAAATACATAACTATTGAGATTGGCGACGGAGGTACACCGGCTCTTAATAAGTTCGGTAGTTTATCTGCTTTAACTAATGGAGTAGGTTTCTATTGGGATACAATAATAGAAAAGGATTACGAGCTTCACGAAGGTATTAAGACTAATAAAGAGTTTATCCGTATAGCCTCAGATACTGGAGCAATTGGGACTGGAACAGAAGCTTATCTTGCAGACGTTTCAGGAGGAGGGACTGAAAAGTCCTACCTACCTAGTATGGATATGAAAGAAATTTACGGTTTGCCTTGGGGTTTGAGATTAAGAAAAGGAACTTTAGATAGGTTAGTTTTTAGGGTTCAAGATAATTTATCAGGGCTTAGTACATTTAACGCAATAGCAACGGGAACTAGAGTATGATATTCGATATAAAATTAAAGCCTATTATAAAGGTTATACCGACGGTTAAAACTCACTTTAATAAGTGGAAGTTTTCTATAGATATTAAGTTTTTATTTTTAGAGATAGATTTAAGAAATTACTAATGACTATACTACAATCAGCTACTAACGATTTAATATTTTATAAAAAGAGCGGTATATCGTCTCCTTATTACTTAGTAAGGTTAGTTAATAGAATAACTGCTAAAGAGTTTGTCTTTTTAGACCAGTCTCCGGTAGCTTGTCCTTTTATATCTCTACAGTTAATAGAGGTAGGTAGAACGGGAACAGAATTACCTTTAAGCGCTTCTATTAAGGTAGATACGGGTAGTTATGATATTTACTTATACGACCAAGTAAGTAGTACTAACTTAGACTATACGTTAACTAACTCTCTTTTATACGAGGGAGAAGCTTACGTATATTCTGACGAAGACTTAGATAGAACCTTTTTATAAGTAATAATATAAAAGTCGAATTTTTATAGTTAAATTAGTAATATGAGTAAATTAAAAAGTATACTATCATCGTTATTAACTGGAGCGGTTAGCGCTATACCAGTTGTAGGAAATGTAGCTAAAGAAATTAAAGAGTCTAGGTCTGTTAGGCTACCTCATTCAAGTATAGGTAAAGTAGATTACGCTAAGATTGCAGGCTATTCTATTATGTTTATAATAATATTAGCGGTTATCTTCGGTAAATTAGATATAGAAACGGCTAGAGAGCTGATTAAGAAATTAAACCTATTTTCGTTTTTTTCATAGTGTTTTTGTTTTGGTTTGTGTTAGAAGGGTAGTTAATAGCTACCCTTTTTTCACCTCTAAATTTTTCTAGCTGATTTTCAACGAGTTATAAATTAATTGCAAAATAATTAGTTAAAAACTTTGCAGTTATAAACAATGTGCTTATCTTTGAAATATCAATAACGAATAAAACAAACGAATAATGACAAATCTACAGAAAGTAAGCCAAGAAGTATTAGAGTTAGAATTAGACTACGACCAAGTAATCTTAGACTTCGAACAGTACGGACACATCAATCAAGTATTAGAGGTAGAAACGGATAACTTTGAGTTCTCTATAATAGTAGAAGTAAACGATGCTAATTACGGGGAGTTTGAGAACTTCGCTGGAACTATCGAAGTAATAGAAATCGAATACGTAAGCGTAGGAGATGAAGACGCTAAAGAACTTAGATTAACTAACCAGATTAAGGAACAATTAAAAACGGTAAGATAATGAGAAACGCAAACCAATTTAAAGGACTAGCTAAAGGGATAAGTAAAAGCACTTACCCGGGTAGCTACACTAGCCATAAAGAATGGACAGATAGCCACACAGAAAAGAGATTTAACGATACAATGTGGAGAATAAGAGTATTAACCTTAAATAATAAAGAGAATGACAAAAGAGCAGATTATTAATTACTACGAATTACAGATTAACAAAGCAGAGAACGGAATAGAGAAGAGTTCTATTAAGTTCGAGATGAAGAAACACTTAGAAGCTTATGAAAACGGAGAAGAATATAAAACGGACATTGAAGCGCCGATTGAATGCTTTAACTGCGGATCTTAAAGTACTATTAATACTATTTTTAATCAACAAACTAAAATAAACTATGGAAAAGACGAAAATTAAACTATTCAAAGCGTTAGCGGAGTTTCAACAGAAAGTACCAGCTATCCATCAGAACACTAAAGGCTTTAGCTATACTTACGCTAACTTAGCTCAAATCTTTGAAACTATTAACCCGTTACTAAAAGAGTCAGGGTTAGGCTTTACTCAGCTATTAGGTAATAACGAACTAGGCTTTAATACTATCGAGACTATTATATTCCACGCGGAAAGCGGAGAAAGCATTAGTAGTACGATGATTATACCTAACGACGTTACTTTAAAAGGTATGAATGAGTTCCAGATTACCGGGAGTGCTATCACTTACTACAGAAGATACTCTTTAAGTGCTATTCTAGGGTTAGTTACTGATAAGGATACTGACGCAGCAGGAGAACAGCAGAAAGCTCCGGTAAAGAAAGCTCCTAGAAAACCTATTAAGAAAGATGTATTAAACTCTTCGCATAAGGTATGGAAGAACGTAGTAGTAGGTCTTAAATCGGGTTATACTATCGAGCAAGTGAAAGCTAAGTACGAAGTAAGTAAAGAAGTAGAGGAGGAATTATTAAAGCTTAAAGACGAATAAGATGAAAGAATTTAAAATCAGTCCGAGCCAATGCGGTAAGATAATGGTTAACGCTCGTAAGAAAGGCGAACTATCTAAAACTACTTTAAGCTACGTAGATGAATGGGTTAAAGAACAAATCTACGGTAGAAGAAAAGATATTAGTAGTAAGTATTTAGATAAGGGTAACGACGTAGAAGACGCTTCTATTGATTACATATCTAAGATGCTAAATCTAAAAGGTATTAAGAAGAACGAAGAGTTATTCGAGAATGACTTTATGAGGGGTACTCCCGACGTTATAACTAACGATACGGTAATAGACCTTAAAAACTCTTGGGATTGCTTTACGTTCCCTTTATTAGAGACGGAAATACCTAATAAGGATTACTTTTACCAGCTTCAATGTTATATGGCTTTAACGGGTAAGAAAAAAGCTAAGTTAATCTACACCTTAATGAGTACTCCGGACGATTTAGTACCTAAGTGGGATAAGTTTAACCATAACTACGAGGATATAGATAGCCGCTATAGGATTAAGGTATTTAGCTTCGATAGAGACGAGGACGTTATAGACGAAATCAAAAAAAGAGTCCTAGAGATTAGGCAACACGTAGAAGTATTAACTACTTTTATTTAACACCGAAGTAGGAACCGTTTTAATGGTTTCTAAAGAATGTTAAAGGGCGTTTTAATGCTCTTGACTAAATAAGTATTTTTTAATTTTAATTTTTATATATGTCACAAGACAAGATTTACGTAGGAAACGGAAAAGAAAACGAACAGTATGGATTTGTAAACTTTTCAGTATGTTTAACAGACTTACCACAAGAACACGTTACAGAGTTTAAAGGTAAGAAGTACATTAACTTAACAGTATCTAAGAAAAGAGAGACGGACCAATACGGTAAGACTCATACGGTAACTGTTAATACTTGGAAGCCGGAAGGTCAAACGGTAGACAATTCTCCGTCAGATTTGCCTTTTTAAGTTTACTTATTAGTGAACTAGATTTAGAAATTATAGAGGGGTGGGAACGCTCCTCTTAATTAAACCAAAACAAAATGAAAAACTTATTACAAAGATTCAAGAAAAACGTATTAACTCAGCTATTTACCTTTGGATTTATTATGGGTTCGGCAGGTGTATTATCTAATTGGATAGATTGGTTATACCCAGTATATGTATCGGCATCTATTATCTTAACCTTTTACGTAGTAGTATTTATTATAGCTGGAATCGTTAACCTTATTAAAAACGCTTTAAGATGAGTTTTATACTATTTATCTTAGCAGCTATTTGTAACGCTGTAATAGACGTAACGCAGTTTCACTATTATAGGTCTATCTTTAATAACGAACCTTTTAGCGAATCTTGGTGGAACGGGAATATATCTTGGAGAAATAAATACAAGAACGGGACAGTATCGCAAGGAAGGAATAATATTCCGGTATGGTTTACAGATGCCTTTCACTTTTTTAAAAGTTTAATGATAACTCTACTAGCTTTAGCGGTAGTCTTTTATAAGCCTTTAATTAATTGGTGGGTAGATTTTATAGCGCTAGGACTTTCTTGGAATATATTTTTTAGTTTATTTTACAAACACATTTTAAAAACGAGAACTTATGAGTAAAAAACGAAGCGTATCAACCGCCTTTTGGAGCGACCCTTTTATAGAAGATATAGCTCCGGAGTATAAACTACTATTCCTTTACCTAATAACTAACGAGAAGACTAATATGTTAGGTATCTACGAAGCTTCTAAGCGTAAGATGTCCTTCGAAACTGGTTTATCTAAAGAAGTAATAGAAGACGCTTTAGAGGTATTCCAGAGGTTAGGAAAAGTTAAGTACGTAGATAACTATATTATATTAGTTAACTATATGAAGCACCAGAAGTACAATACTAATATGAAGAAGTCCGCTATAGAGACTTTTAACAAACTACCTAAAAGCGTTAAAGCTGGTTTAGATTCCTTAGATAAGAATAACGTAGAAGAGTCTTTTAAAGCTCTTATAGAGGAGTATTCTCATGCGGATAAGCTAACTATTAAAACGGAAGTAGAAAACCCTTTAAACTATTACGAGAACGCTCACTTAGTCTTAACGATGGTAGATTATAAGAAGCTATTAAAACATTACGACTCTAG